AAAGTGGCAGTTTTTACGGCTTCCGTTTGCGCTCCTGCGCTTAAAGAATTGAAAGGTAGATAATTGGGCTCGTCGTAATCAACTTCTTCTAAAGTCCACTCGATATCACCAAGCCGAGTGAGTTTTCTAAGTCTGAAACTTTGGTGGGCAAGATACATGATGTCGCCATTCTGAGCATAAGATAAATCCAAAACCTCTTCTTCATCGTAAGGAGTGGATATCTCATATGCACCTCCGTCTAGAAGCTGAGCGTTGTCTTTGTAGAATCTAATATAGTTGTTGCCAAACTCTAATTGGTAAGCAACTGTCGCGCTGAAAACAAAAGGTATTAATCTTGCTCCTTCAGAGCTAGTTTTTATCTCGTTAACATAAACTGATCCTGGCCTCCTAGTTATAGGGCCTTGCGGGAAAGGTATGTAATTCTTTAGCGTAGCTGCTGCCTCACGATATTTATCGGCTTCCATGCGGCCTTTGAGACGCGGGCTGAGCTCTCCTGAACTGAAATCATTTTTCAGTGGCGCACTTCTAGGCATTACATATTCCTTACGCGATCAAAAGTGTCATCAGGGGATACTTGTGGGACTTTGAAAAAAGCATTCGCTTTCCTAGCTTCAGCTATTTTCCTGTCATAAACGACAGATATATTCGCCTTCTTAGTGTTAGATTGAGTCACCTCTTCACACATTTCTAAAGCCATACGTGCGGCTACTGCTTCTCTGAAAAGCATCGGCATAGCGTCGACTGATACTGTTTTGCTTACATATCTAAGATACAGGGGTGCCGTATCATCGGTCAATATTTTACCCGACTCAAGCTCCCAATCATCGTACACATCTGCGTCTTCTGGGTACTTAGGTGCGAACTTTATGAAGTCTGAAGGTACTGTGTACGCATGCGCTCTGCCCCAAGTAGGTGCCACTGCGTCTTCGGCAAGCGAAGCTCTTTTAATAGAAAAGCGCCAGACGTGAGCCTCTAGCTCCGCGACTAAAGAAGTCTCATAGCAAGAATTGCAGCTATTGGCATTTCGAGAATTTTCAGTCAAACTTGTTATGCGCTTAGCGCCTAAGTGCTGAAGTGCTCTATTGCAAATATCTACTTCGCTTGCCATAGGAAAATCTCCTTAATACGGGACTCTAACTAACCAAGCGTAGAAAGCACTCCCTGTCGCCGTTACAGCTCTGTAAGTTCCGGCTGGCAAGTCTAAACCCAAAAGACCATTTGCACTCAAAGTGGAACTCGGAACGTCTACGTAAGTGTCTTGTTTGGTTTTCAATTGCAACTTAACGCTTCCGCCGCCAAAAGTTCCTTCAGCTATGAAGGAGCATTTGCCGCCAGCAAAAGTTTTGTCGGCTTGGTTTCCAGCCCCTGCGTCCTCACAAAGAGTTACTGATTCTGATAACATTCAATTCACCAATTAGGCCGGAAGCCATTCGCCTTCGAGAATGTGGTTTTTGATTTTGTCGATAGCGAGAAGTACTTCCTCTCTACTAAGTGACCTAGTTGATCCGCCTTCGTTGACTTCTGTATTAGCCAAGTCCACGGTCAATTCAATGCTGTCTGAATCCGTAGCTGCGCCGACTTCTTCGGTCACTAGCTCGTCTCCTACGCTAAATTTATATCTTCGAGTAGCCATATGTTTCTATCCTCTCAATGTTTGAGAATGACGGCCCCTTGCGAGGCCGCCGTTCAAATTAAATTGCGTAACGAGTTTTGAGTACCAAAGTTCCGCCATCGGCAGCAGCTTCAGTCAACGTAGCTACGATGTCATACTCTTTATTAGGATCTTCGGTCAAACCGAGAGCTTCCCAAAGGGGCATTTCCAAACTTTCGATTGGGAAAACACCTGACTCGTGAGCGATGTTCGTTCCCGCAAGAGCTGCAGCGTTGATATCCAAAGCACTAGCGAAGTGATCGGCGTCAACTACTGCGCCACCATTCTCCGTAGTCTCGTAGATACCGAAGTCCGCGTCCCCCGTAGCCCCCACGTCATCAGAGTGCAAAAGCAACTCTGAGATGCGAGCATTCGAAGGGATTCTTGCGAAAATATACTTCGACCCGATAGACGCCGATGCTGATACTTCACAAATCCCGATGTTCTCCAATAGATTTGCTTTCACAAGTCTTGAGTTAGCTAGGACTCGTGGAGTCGCGTCGCGGTCGGTGATAACTGATGATTTTACTGTTTCTAATGCCATCTCTTACTCCTTATTCCGCGCACTTGACTTCGACAATCTTTTTCTCTTCAGTACGGGTCGCGCCCATACTCATCTTGAGATAAGCCTGCCAAGGGAGACCTGAAAGGTCCTTACGACGATCGATGTCTGTGACAACGTCTTCCCAAGTGCCTAGGTGCATTCCTGATTTAACCCACATTGGGCATCTTCGGTAGCCGTTTCCGTCTACTGGCAAACGCTCAGAGTGGATGAAGTTAACACCCATGAATCTCATGACTCTTCCGTCAACTAAGACGGGTCGGTCGTTGAAATCCGTAGAGATGATTTGTGATTGCGCAAGCAAATCATCATGTTGTTCTGCTGTGATGCCCATATAAACTTCTTCGTCTTGGTCAACTTCGTGAGCTAAGAGAATTTTCTTCCCTGCTCGAAGTTTAGCAACGATAAGGCCTGAGTTTCCGGCAGATCCTTCGTCAACCGCTACGACGTTGCCCGCTAGGAAACTAGTTGTACTAGTTCCTGTTTTGCCTGTCTTAGCGTCTGCGAAGAACGCGTCTACGATAATGTCGTCTTTTTTACGGTTAGCAGCTGCTAGCGCGTTCTGGACGTATTTACCTTTAGGGTCTGTGATCATGCGAAGTTCATCGCGTGGATCGACGAGTTGTGGAAGATCGAAATCTGACGGGCTAACCCATCTACGATCGTTTGGTGCATCGACTCGCCCAATTGGGCCGAATCGTCCCACGACCTCTTGCATTTCGATAGCGCCGTATTGATCTACGGGGGACGCTTGCTCACCTGAGTGAGATCCTGTCATAACGAATGCAGAGAACCGGGAATCTTTTTGCTGGAGAAGTAGGTCAATCGTGTTGGCATACTCCTTGACATAGTGGCTTGGTAAATAAATACTCATGGTACTCTCCTTAAAAATTTAAAAATAAATTTCCTTCAAAGAGCTTGTCTGCGATGCAGGGCTTTTTTCAGTCAAATAGCTTTGTGTTCGCTTTCGAACTGTCACCGGGGGCACCTTTTCCCTTACCCGTATTTTGCGGTTTTACGTTGGAGTTATCTACTTTCGCAGGCTCGCTTACCGCAGGTTCAGTTTCAGCCGTATTTTGCGGTTTTACGTTGGAGTTATCTACTTTCGCAGGCTCGCTTACCGCAGGTTCAGTTTCAGCCGTATCAGCTTTAGCGAACTGTCCCTCTTCCATAATCCAATCGAAGTGCCTTTGGGCTACTTCGGTGATTGCACCGTGACCTTTTAGGTTTTCGGTATTTCCGAGTTTCAAACATTCAAGCCTAATCTGCGCTCTAACCTTATCCATAATAATCTCCTTAGTTCTTTGATAAATCAATAGCTCTGGTTATTTTTCTTCTGGCGGCGGGTATGCCTGAGCATGAAGGTCTTTCCACTCTTGAGTGGCTGCAGCTTCGCCTGCAGCAAATCTGCGCATGAAATCATCGTCATTCTTCTTAGACGCAATTTTAGCTTGAGCTTGTTGCGGCGTGTTAGTGAACTTGCCATCTCCGCCGCTGCCTTCTACAAAACTGTGTTCGCCAAGTCCTGCGCCGATTTTATGCATGAATTTCATGACTCCACCGTAGCCCATAACCGCTTCGAGCTTATCAACTGTTTCCGTGTCGAGGCCAAACTTCTTAGCAGCTAGTTTAGCGACATCTGTATTTTGATCGTAAGCTTGTCCCCATTCTTTTTTAAGCTCGTTATCCTGCTTCTCAAAATTTAGTTTTTGAGCTTCTACTGCTGCACTATCCGAAGACGCTGCGAAATCATTGAAGCTCTTAACGAGAGATTCTGCTTGAGATCTATTGAGCCCTAACTCGTGAAAAGTGGTCTCAGCCCACTCGAAAAACTTAGCGTCGTGCTCTGGGAGCTCTTTGCCTTCTTCAAGATCTGGGCGGAGCATGTACTCTTTGGGGTCTTTAGGGCGGCCTAGTTTATCGTAGATCGACGCCATCGCTTCTTTATCGGTCGCGTCTTGCGGAAGCTTCAAAAGTTTATCTTCAGAGACGCCTCTTAGTTTTTCGAGATTCCTATAACTATTGGCCAAAGACTCTGCGTTCTCGAAGCCTTTTGTGGATACGAAATCTTTAAGTTCGGCGTCAGTGAAACTAGAAGACCAATGTTCGGTGCTCGTGCCCCCCTGCGCTTTATCCCCAGCAGTGTCGGTTTCGGTCGTAGTTGTCGTTGTAGTCGCTTCTCCAGGCATAGTTATAGATCCTTCCCTTTAGCTGCGTAAATCCTATACAGCTCTTCTTGTGATAAATTAAGATGATTTTGAATTCTGAGCCACACTTCTCTGCGGCCCTCTAATACATAAGTAGCTCTACTGTCGCTCGGTACGACACACGTTTTATCCGCCCTGCAAAATTTCGCGAGATCGGCGAGAACAGGTAGCGTCCCTGTATTCTCTTTATCGAAAACAGCTTTATAGTAAAAAGCTCTTTTATTTAAGAAATCTAAAACTTTTTGCATACACCCTTTTATTGAGCAGACTCAGCTTTAGTCGCAGAGTTAGCCAATGCGGCCACACCCGGAGCGGCTTCCACAGCCTGCTGCGCTTGTTGTTGCTCAGCCCTACCTTGCCGTATCTGCTGAACTTCGTCAATCGACCGTCTCCATTTCGCAGGCACACCTTGCTGATCGGCTACTTCGGGGATGATTACGTCCCAATCGTAGTGGTCAAGCGGCGCAGGGTTTTGAGTTACGTTAACGACTTGCAGCGTAAACTCTACACTTCTCATGAGCCCTGAAGTCTCTTCAGCTTTTTGAGCTCTTGAAAGTGGCGACTCATACTCAATCTCGTACTCACCTTGTGCCTCGATCATAGCCGGGGGCATTGCTGGCAGAAGATTTTGCTCAGAGAGAACATCGAGCTCTCTTTCGATCATAGGCCCTAAGTACTCAGATTGCTGTCTGCCGACCGTAGGGGCAAGGAGCATACCTTTTTCCTTAGTTCTCTCTACAACTTCAGTAGCGGTCATTTGAGGATTCTCAGCGAGAATCTGAAATAAACTCACTAAGAAAATGTCGTTGATATCATTTTTCTCAAGCTCCATAAGATCTTTACCGACTTGGTAGTTCCCTGTCTTAAGAGTCTTGACCAATTCTCTACCTTGAGAATCGAGCCCGCCATAATTCACAGCCCCCGATCTAAGAGAAAAATCATCCATGACGCCGTCATCAAAAGCCAAAAGAACAGGGTCTACAATTCTCTGACCAACTTTGAGTTGCGTTTTCTTTTCTTCATTTAAAGTCCTAGCTGCGGGGTAAGCATCCATAGCGGGACTACGTCCGAAAACCTCATTCGGCGCTTGCCTGTATCGAGGTGTCGAATACGGGAACGAAGTGTAGCCGCCTTCGTCAACTAGATGCTTGCCTTCTTCAGAAATGTAGTAACTGGCAAAAGGCATCCCTTTGAAGTCAACTCTGTCGGGGTCGACATCTTCTCTAGGTTTAACTACATGGAGAAACTGAAATTCGCATTCAGGATCTTTCTCTAGTTTTTTAACAATAGCTTCGGGCAGTTTATCTGCACCCCATTTTTGCTCGGCCTGTCTCGCTGTCATCGGATAATATCTAAGGACCGTATCTACAATCCCTTGATGATTCTCTTTAAAAAATATCTCTCCAATGAAACAAGATTTATATCTCAGACCTTTTTCGCCGCGTCCGCGAAGTTTATCAGTGAACATACATGCAGAGCCGTAGCCGCCAAGATGTTGGTACACGTCCTGGTTCTGACTTGCGAAGTTCGCTTTTGGAGCGTAACGGTATTTGAATAAAAGTTTATTAGCCTCGTCGAACCAAAGTTTTGTCTCACGATCTTTCAATAGATCCGGATTCGAAGGTTTGAGCCGGTGCCAGGTTGCGTTTCTTGGGGTGAGAAGTGAATCCAGAATAGCGGCAAAACGACTAAGAGCCTGAACAGGAGTAGAATCGTATATCTTCCCGTTTCTCTTCTCGCCTTTAGTTGCGTGCCCTCTAGCGCCGAATAAAGTCTTGTGTCCAGGCCAGAACATCTCTGAAGTGTCACGCCAATTAGATTCAATGTTAGACCTACTGGAGATACACTTTTCAAGTTCTTTCAGGTGTCTTGCTGCGATCTCTGCGTTGGCTTCACTTTGTTTTTTCATTTAAGCACCTAGTAAAGTTTTCCTAGCCATAGACCCACCCATGCCGCCTGCGCCCGCAAATAAAGTTTGGGTTCTCTGACCTGGGCCTAGTAACGAGTCTCTTTGATCGGCTATTTTCTTTTGTCTAGCTTGGTACTCTTCGTTAAACACGTTAAGCTTTTCTTTGGCGAAACCGTCCGTAGAAGCCTGATTTCTGGTAACGCTTCTCTCTTTATTGAAATCGGAATCGGAAAGCGAAGAAAGCCTCGCTCGTTCTTGACCTAAAATATCTACGCTCATTTCTATAGGCTACTTTCAAAAAGCGTCGCAGTCTACGCCGTCAGCTACTCGCTTTCGACGCTTACGATGTTTTGACGCTATGCGGTCTTTTCTCGCCACTCTAACGTGGAAGGTGCAAGCCAAAGCATCAGCGAAGTCGGGTGAAGATAGTCCGCGCTTTTTCATCTTCTCTTTGGGTTCTAAAATAATCTTGTCGCTAGATCCTTGGAAATAATACTCGGGCCCTACTAAGTCGTCACTAAGTTTATCGAGGTTCTCTGGAATACACCCGCCGCCAAGCCACTCTTTCATCTTAGCCCAAAGTTCAGTTCTT